GTGTGTTTATTAGGTTGCGGTATTTGATTGAAAGATTTCTAAAAGCTTCAAGTTCTTGTTGACAATAGTCTAAGGCAATAAGATCTTGTACTAAATAAATAGCCACATCTTTTGTAATGCAGATTATACTATCTGCATCAGCTTTAGTTGGTACTGGTAGAGTCTGTTGTGCTTGGCTTGTATCGCTTTGACAAAAACTCGATAAGTTCATTAGAAGAATGCTTGCTAACAGCAGTAACTTTTTCATGTTTGCGTTTCTTAAGGTTAGAAATTTGGGTTTCATTTTCTTTAATGACAGTGTCTAATTGATGCATAGAATACTGTAATGCTGCAACATCATCTTCCAATGCTTTGTTTACTGCATTTACACTATCTAGCTCAGTCTTTAGGCTATCAATGGTAGCTTCTTGAGTTTGTACAGTCTTTGTCTGTTTTCTGAACAAATCTCTACGGATGTACAAGCTGAATACTAGGATTGCTAGTATTACAGCTACAATCATTTTTTGATTAGTTGTCATGTTCATATGGTTCAAAATCTGGTTCTTCTTCCTCATCTATTACATTAGATAAGTCAATATTATCTACAATTTCATCAATCTGCCATTGCTGTACCCATGTAGGTTGAGTATCATCTTGGCATGTGCCCCAGCTTATAATGCTGGAATCAGTAAATTCAGGAGTACCTGGGTCTCCATTAGATAATGTGTGTACTTCTTTGTCGTGTACTACTTCTACATCTACCCAGAAGTTTACCTCATCTCCTGTAATAGGATCAGGCAAAGTGAATAATTGTGTTACGGTAGTTCTCATGGATTACGTGGTTAAAGATAACAATATTTTGGTAAATAGGGGAGAGATTGGCCGTCTCTCCCCCTTTTTACCCCCTAACAGATTGGCAATCAATCTATTATTTTACTGCAATGTCATTAGCTGCAATAGTTTTAGCTGCTGCAGACAGTGCATTCTCGTGCTGTACGAGTTCATCTTTACGGGTCATATCCATAGTGAACTCAGTCTGACGATAGATAGGAAGTTTCTCTCCGTTACGAGTAACATAGAGAACCTCTCCATCTACACCAGCACGCTTAGGCTGTTGTCCTTCATAGAACGGCATACCTGCACGCTCTGATACGACAATTTGACCAGGGATTTCATAGCCTGTAGTTACATTGTTCTTACGAACAAACATTTGCAGGTCTGCTACTTTACCTTTGATCAAAGCTGATTTGCTACGGGCGTTAAGCCAGCCGCCATTACCAAACGATAGTCCTTCATTTGCTTCTACACGGATGTAGCCAAAGTCAGGATTGTTGGTAGATACTCCGATGATTTCAGTTGAGCTGTTAGAAGCTGTGGTTACTTTTACTGTTGACATGATTTTTGTTTTTTGAACTGTTAGAATTAATTGATTGTTTGTGAATTGAATTATTGAATTGTGCTTGATTTTAGCATGCCGGGCCCTGCATACTATCGTCTTGCGGTACTATATTAATTAGAGATTTGCAGCACGACAAATACCCATGAGTAATCTATATACTGCACGGTTATTTTCGTACTCTTTTCTTCGCCTCTTTTGAGCCATTTGCATTGCAGCTTCTATATTATTTAGATACGTTCTTTGTTCTTCTTCTTCTTTATTCTTAAATGCTGCTAACCATTCTTCGCCTGAATAGCCATACCACCTAATTTTAGGATTCTGGCTAATCTTTTTAATAATCTTAGTCTTATAATTTTCGTTAATGCGTGAGATGGAAATATTATTCCACCTCATTAGGATTTGGCTCTCAGTCATGGCTTGGTGTGTTTTAGGTTAATAAAACGTGACTATAAGGGCTTCTTAGGCTCGTAATATGCTTTTGCTAAATCAAACCCTGTTGGTTTAGACCAAGGCATGTCAGGCAAATCATATAATGCATTGTGGTAATCCTCTCTTGTAATAGGTTTCTTGCCTATTACAGGAATCTTGTCGTACTTTCCTTCCACTATATCACCGGCTATTACTGCTGAATTAACTTCTTTTGTCCATATTAAAATATAGACAAAACACAGCATAGATGTTAATAGTGCAAAGAACAATGGAGCAAACCATACGTCAAACAGTATATAGGCTGTAAAATACGAGCCTGATACACATGTAACGAATAAATAAATAGTAAGGAGCTTTTTCATGGATTGATTTAATGCATTGATTTAATGATTTAGTTTAGATACACATGGATAAAGCCCATAGCACTAGTCTCTACGACTTGTGCTACAGGCTTATTGTTACGATCTCTTGGTGTAGTTTTGATAAACCACATTAGTGCTACAAGGCGTGGATTATGCTTCTTTGTAGATTTCCACTTTGAGCTGTCCATTGTCTATTGACCAAGACTTGATTTTAAATGTCAGAATAGCTGTATCCTGTACTTTTGTAGCTTTCATAGCTACAGTCCTGCCACCACAAGTGTAAAACTTGAAGTTACCAGCTGCAGCAGTCCTGCCTAGTACAATAGCTGCACTTTTAATGCCCTTACCAATGGTTCGAGCATTGTTTACACAATCCATAAGAGTTTCTAACTCCTGTGCAGACCATGCGTTACGATTTACTTTCCTAGATTTCTTCATTGTTTTGATTGTTGTTTGTTGAGGTGTTTGATTGTTTTGATTTGTCTATTTGAAATAATACGTGCATGACTATTGTTCCTATTCCAAACAAGGCTAAGAACATCATAAAGGCAAATATGTCGTCATTATCTAATGCGACAAATGCAATAAAGCCCATAAAGGCTGTAACAAGTGCTGTGATGTTTACTGGATGCATGATTTGATTAGGTTTGAGTTAGTAATGTGTTATATAATGCACTAAATGCTATATTTATGTGCATTATAGTACTCAGGATGGGACTTGAACCCATACAGCTTTTTAGGCTACAGGATTTTAAGTCCTGCGTGTCTACCAATTCCACCACCTGAGCAATATATTAGAATGGACAGTTTGGTCCGTCCTTCATTGGCTTAGCATAGAATGCACTTGATTTAGTGTATTTCTTGCCTTGTTTGTACACATGTGTACGCTTACTGCATGAGCACATAAAGAATAGTGCTGTAATGAACAGCACACTGATGATTGTTGAGAGATGTTTCATTACGCTTGATCGTTTTTAAGTGATGTATATACTTCATCTGCTGTGTATCCTGCCATAATAGGTGAAGCAAGGATACTAACTAGTGTAACAAATGGTCCAGAAGTAACTACATCTGTGTAGTTTGCATTAAATACTAGTGTGATTGCAAAGGCAATAAAGAAGTTTACTACTGCCCAACTTGCGATGAATGTTGCAATTGCTGTTAGAGTTTTCATGATGTTTGTATGAGTTTTGAGTTAGAGACATAATAAATGAGCAGTTTAGCCAACACATGCTCAGGTGTTGATGCCATGCCATCCTGTTATACATGGAGTGTATCCCTCTGCACTCAGCTGTAATAGAATAGTGAACATCTTATAGCCTTCCTTTTGGTGGAGGTATACTATAAAACTATTTAACTATACTCGTAGTCACGAATATGCATAGTCGTGTCTATTACAGCTGCTCACCCTTGGGAAGTAAGTTATGGTGCATTACATGGTTTATGCCTCACCATAAAGCCTCTATTGTATGAAGTCCAATAGATAAAATCCTTAGAATGAAGGGCTTGATTACCCCTTCTGACCGTTTAGCAGGTTGAAGCTTCTGTCTCCACACCGACCCTTTGGGTCTACAGTGGCTGGTCTTTACCAATGCTATACTATGACAGAACTTTGATATAGCATTAGGTGCACATCTTTATTAACAGCCGTGGTTTATATGATGTGTATCATCATCATTATTCCAATAGTCTTCTTCATTTAATTCTTGTTCTATGAACTGACGTTCAATACTACCAACTGGTGGACGTGATAATTGTCGTTCAAATTCTACATGTGCTTTAAAAGCTTTAAGTAAGGCACGATTATCTACATTACCATCTAGATATATAGTGCGGTCAAAACTTTCTATTTTCATGCAGATTACTCCATCTTCTTGGTACATGTTGATAATTTTCATGAGTTTTGTTGTTTGATTGTTTGTGTTTTACACCTAAAACTTACAGTTACCTATTTATTACCGACTATACGGCTGAATGTGCAAGGTGACAGCTCATGATTTTCACATGACAAATACTGTAAGAAACTGGTGCCCTCAACATCTTGGGAAGTTATTGAGTTTTTGAGAAAGGTAGTTTCACTTCGCATTATATCTACCCTGAACCCCGCTTCTAGGGTTTTGCTATATGCAATAAGTAAAAAACAAGGTAAGAATTAGTAACTCCTACCTTGTTTCGCTGGGGACATAAGCAACCTTACGGTTGCCATACTAAGAACTTGCCCTTCTTACTCTCACGCTCCTTCAACTGTCCAAGCAGTTCTACTGCTGCGTCCAAAGGAATGTCTTTCTCTTTGAAGTCAACAGTTAGCACAGACCAGAAGGTCACAGTGTGAGCAATAGGTAAGCTAGGATGAGGGATGCTCAACCTCAACTTGTTGTTAATACCTTTCTCCGTTTCACCTTTTCCAAGGTTTTCAAGTTTTACAGTTGTCATGGGGGATATATTTTGGTCAAGATTAGGTGGGGGTGGTTTTTATAAGGTGGCTAACCCCCGCATTTCTGCAAAAAAATTTAAAATAAAAAATTTTTTTGTAACATTTTTGTATGTAAATTTGTTACGAGCCATGCTGCAATTAAACCCTATGATTCCCGTGTATTCTATTGAACATCAGATGGAAGGATATGCTTTTCTTGTAATAGATTATAGTCAGGAACATGATTTGCTTTTTACTTGTGCGTTAGATAATGGGGAAATCTGGACTATCAGTAATAAGAAGCTTAGGTTTTGCAAGAATCCTAGCCTTGATAGAACAAGCATTTCTAAAAATTCCTAAAAAAGATAAAAAAAGTCATCAAATTATTTGGATTTTAAAAAGTCCCTATTTATATTTGCCCCGCATGCCATGCAAAAGTAGCCCGTAAGCTACTTTTTAATGAAAAAATATAAGACTCGTCTGTCACCCCTACTCCTGCACACTTGGAGTACAAAGGCAGACTCTCTTAGGGGTAGTAAATCTTAGGATATAAGTGAGGAACCCCCAGTGTTAATACGCTTCTTGACTGGGTAAAGGCTAAGGGTTGATAGAGATGCCTCCAGTATGACGGTAAAAGCCAATAGGCTCAGACGACTTGAAGGAAAAACATTGGAATGAGCACGCTAAGGACTGTAGAGATTCTACATTTCCACAGGGCGAAGTGTGCAAAACAGGGTTATACTACTTGGTATTATACTAAACGGTAAAAAATACAGTAATTTAACTAGAGGCTTGAAGTGTGCAAACTTAATATATTACTCTCAACCCAAGAATTAGCCTGACTCTCAATGAGTTAGGCTTTTTCTTTTGGAATTGTCGTAAATGTATTCTATATTTGAGACGTAATAATTTAAAAATCAAAGAAATGAATGACATTAAATCATGGATCCAGTCCAAAACTATTTGGGCTATCCTTGTAACTGTTACTCCAGTACTTAGCCGTATGATAGGCTTTGACATTGATGCTACTTTGACTGATCTCTTGACTATTGTTGGTGCAGGAGCAGCAATTTACTTCCGGGTTAAGGCTAAAGCTACCCTGGAATAAGGTCTAAGTAAGGCGTGTGGTCAATGACAGGCCACACGCAGTACTATTTATTGGGTACAGGCAGTAATAAATGAAAGATTTGACTGATGATTACCATAAAGACTCCAAGGAATAAGTTTTTCGTTACTTATTTGAATTGGCTGAATCCAATTCTGCATTTAAGTAAGGGAGAAATTGATATTCTGGCTGCTCTTTTGACCCTACATTATAATCATAGGCACTATCCTAAGAATGTGCTGGAAAATCTATTGATTAAACCGGACACTCTTGAGGCTATCCGTAAGAAGATGAAGATCAATGCTAGGTTATTTAATAAGCTGGTCAAAGGGTTGGAAGATAAGGGACTTATAAACCCAGATGGGTTAAATCCCAAGCTTACTAATTATCCTAAGGATAATAAATTCAGGCTGTTCATATCATTTGAATTTGAATAATGAAGCTTGAGTTGAAAGATATATATAGTAAGGTAGCCCATAAGACGGGTATAAGTAAGAAAGATGTAGAGCTGGCATTTAGGTCTATGTTTGAATTAGTGGTTACTACAATGAGGGCTCAAAAAGGCGAGAATATCTTATTGCCTAAAATGGGTAAGTTTGTAGTTACTACAAGGAAAATGAAATTCTTGAATCATGAAAAATATATGGAGCAACTTTCCAGATATAGTGGAAGGTTGGAGCAATCTGATAGTCAGGAATCCAGAAGTGGAGGAGAAGGCCCTGAACCGTCTGATGACTTGCAAGGATTGTGAAGCTAATGATTCTAGGCCTGCAGTAAACTTGTTTTCAAGGTGCAAAGACTGTGGATGTGTCTTAGAAGCTAAAGCTAGGTCTTTAAAATCTCAATGCCCAAGAAGTAAATGGCAGTAATAAAGTTAGGCGGTGGTACTATTCAAGTAAGATACATTACACATCTTACTACTGAGGATAATAAGGTTATCCGTAAGAATGTGAAGGGTATTGCCGTACTGCATCTTTCTGATATTAAGGTAGTTGACAACTATTTTAATCCTAAGGGAGACCTTGATATGGAAAAATGTCGTATTTTTCACGAAGATATTGGATGGATGGTTTTGCAGGAAACTTATAATGAAATGGTACATCTGAAAATGGATGGTACTATGAGAGTTACAGGATTCCAGCAGAAATACCCAGGAAGATACAAGCAACCAAAACAAACTAAAACTAAAATAAATGGAAAACCCAAACCAACTAAAAGAAACAGCAGAAATCCACGAAAAAATGCGTAAGCATTTTACTCCTTTAAATGATTACATTCTGATTGAGTATGTAGAAAACCTTAAGACTTCAGGCGGTATTTATTTACCTGTAAATTCTGAAGAGACTAAGTCTATTGCTCATCCTGTTGTAGCTATTTCAGAAGGATGTAAGGTAAAGCCCGGTGATTGGGTGGCTCTGCGTTCTATGAACCTTGATATTTTTAAAATGTATGGTCGCAAGTTTGCTATTATCAAAGACTTTGATATTATGATGACTGTAGACATGGGCTACATTAAAGAAGAGTCTGAATATAAGCAGGCTATCAAGGATAGTGTTAAACATCTTGTAAACTAAACTAAAAATGAAATTACCTCCCCCTCCCCCTAAAATGTCAATGATGAATAAAACCTCCAAAGAAGGTGAATTTATTTCTTACTTATTGGGCTGCTCAATGCAAGTCCATGTATACCATTTGTGTACAAAAGGTGCGGGTGCTTATGCTATGCATATGGCACTTGGTGGTCTTTATGATGCTTTGCCTGATATGGTTGATGGCCTTGCTGAGTCTATCCAAGGAAAGTACGGCATTCTTAAATATGATTACTCACATTCTGTAGACAGTAATGTAGGTAATGCTCTTACATACGTAAAGAAATGTCT